TCCCGGCATCTTATCGCTAGCGTCGGTAATCTCTACCTGACCGTCGTCGGGTTGTTGGAGAAACCCTTCTTTCATAACTAATTACCTTAGGCTAAAGGATTTTCATATGCCATAGAAAAAATGCCAGTGTCCGTTGGCTTTGTTTGCTTCTTAGGCATGTCTTCGATCAAGACGTCTGTCCTTGCGACAGTGTCAAAATCTGCACCTTCGCGGTGAAGGTTGTTTTCTCCACAGTTGTAGTCAACTGTTTTCTGATCAGAACTCATAATTTCTGCTTCTGAATACTTCATAGTTTTTCCTTATCGTGGTATACCGAATGCTCGCTCCATCTGGGCCTCAAAGTCGCCGGCAAGTCCCTTCTGTTGAGCTTCTTCTTCTGTCGACTCCAAAACGGGATCAACGAGAAATCCTCCTGCTTCCTCCATCACTTCGCCTGCCGCTGGTGCGACATCGGCGATCAGGCCGGGAACAGTCAATTCTTTTGCGGCACCGACTGCCACATCTGTCGGCGTTACGTCTGCACCTTCTGCTTCTTGTGAGATAGCAGTACCTAAACCTAACGTAGTTAAGCCTGCCTCAATTCCTGTTATGACGGGTTGAATTTTCTTGCCGAGAATCTTACCGAAGAAGTCTACGACTTTGTTTGCTTCTTCGTCATCGAGCTTTATCCGCTCCGCTTTTTCTGCGGCATCTTGCGCGGCTTGTTCTGCTTTGCTCTTAGCACGTTGTTCTTTACGGCGTTCAGCGGCCTCGGCGCGTTGCTGTTGTAATTCTTCGTCTTTTGCTAGATTCTCTTCTTCGAGAGCTAGTCTAGCCTTCCTTGCGTCTTCCGCTGATTTAAGAGCATCTTCAGTTGCTTTTGTTCGGCGGGCGTCCAGTGATGCTAACTCATCGGGAGTCATTTCACGTTGTTGGACTACTGTTTTTTCAGTAAGTTCACCACCACTGCCGATAATTGTAATAGGGTTTGCGGTATCGTCTGTGAAGCCGGGGATATCGAGCCCGTAGGCGGCCGCTGTCTCGTTGAGTGTAGAAGCACCAATTGCTTCCCCAATCATGTTTTCGAGTGATAATTGAACTGCCGCTAAAGGGTTATCGCTACGTATAATAGTTGAAATGTAGTGCTGTTGGCCAATTCTTGTTAGTGCGGCATTTAACTGAGCGTCTGTGTGGCCGAGCATCTTTTCCGCTTCGGCGGCATATCCCAGTTCGCCTACAATCATCGACGAGACTAACTTACGAAAATCTTTTGACTCATTAAACGGCCGCCCTAAGATCCGTTCAAACTTCGCCATCCGTGGAGTAATATTCTCCCGAATAGCCTCAGTCATTTTCCCCGTAGTCATATCAGGGAAAAGACGATCAGATCCTACCGACTCTGCTTCTACAGCTTGTGCCGCTAACACCTGATAAAGTATGCTGTTTTTATCGAGCGTGAGGTTAGTCGCGGCTTTGTTTCCTCGAGGACCTTCTGGAAATATGATTTGCCCACTCTCGAGATCAAAATAACCGGGTAGCGTACTTGTCTGAATAGTCGAGGGATCGTACTTACCGAGACGTAAGTTTGCAATTTCACCCGGACGATACGGGGCAAGAGAACTCGCAATCAGGGCGTTTTTTGTAGTGGCATCCTCTACCGTGCTTAAGCCCGCGACAATCTCTGGAAAAGCTTCCTTAGCCGGGGGAAAACCCTTAAATTTAGCTGTACCGCGGGTTTGTTGTGCCGACGCTAAACCAGCCGCTTTTTCTTTCGGGTTTTGATATATAAACGCCGCGTCATCACTTACTTGAACGTGAACTGCTTTTAGAGACTGGAATACGCCCGACCAGTACGGGTCAATCTGTTTCGTTGCTTTAGCAATCTTTTCCATTGCCTCACGGCTGTTGGATATATCTACAAAACGAGTATCGGGCGTAAATCCTGACTTCTTAGAACTGTTTATGAGAACATTTGTTTTTGTTAGATAACTTTCAGGCGCACTAGACTGGCCCTTCATCATTTTTGATGCGGGCGAAAATATCTCTGAAAAAACCTTTCCGATGGGGGTTTTCTTTGTCGCTTCTTGTAACTGAACGCCACGAGCGTACATATCGAGTACGACAGATTCTCGAACAGTCAAAGTACCCGCTACCAACTTTTCTTCTAAGGAAGAACGAACAGGTAAGTCGTTATAGCTTTCATACCCGAGATTTTTTACAATCTCAGCCAATATCTGTTGCTGTGTCTTCTTTTGCTGTGGCATCTAGTATCCGAATGTACTATCTTGTGGCTGATACACGGAGTTTTTTATCGCTTGAAGCGACTTGTGGATACTCGCGTATCCGGTAGTCCGAGTCATCAACATATACCTAAGCGCATCATATGCGTGGTCTTCGGCTTTTGTGTCAACGTCTTCGGAGTTTGTTTTTGATAGGGGAATACCTGCTAACTGTCTTATTGTATTTGTGCACGTACTAAAAAACTTAACCGTCGGCTCGTTTGTGAACTCATTGTCACCGAGACGACGATGTATTTCCATTTTCCCAGCGATTCGGTTTCGATCTGACGGCGTCCACCGACATCCCATCCGTATCATTGTTTCAGCAATGGACGGACCGTATCCCGTACGGTTCCAGCAAGATGAATCGAGCACAGCATAGTGCGGCGCAGGATCGTACTGCTCCATTTCTAATATTTTAGCGGCAAGTTGCTCTGCTGTAAAGTGTTTTACGTAAAGTTCTCTATAGACCCAGATGTTGTTGTCCCAGTCGATTGCACCCCAGAGTATGCACGAAGGGCTTGCATAACCGTAGTCAGCGGCACGGATACGTGGCCAGTTGGTCGGTAATTCGTAAGGGTCAACCACGTGTTTGTGCTTACTAAACTCTGGGAATGCGCACCCTTCTGCAACGTCCCAGTCGCCGTCGAGTAGCCGCTTTCGCTCGACCTCTGGAAGAGAGAGGAGCATTGCTTCGTACTGACCGTCTGCCATGAGGTATGGGTTATCGGTGAGTCGAGCCGGGACAAACTTTCGCCAGTACAGCGGCTTGCCTGCCTTCTCATGTCCTTCAGGGTATACGTATGCTTTTCCTGATTCCATGTCGGACGGTATGAATCTTGTTCCGGGGCTTCCCTGATCGATGTACATCTTTTTGACCCACCAACCCCCGACACCGCCGGGGTTGGCTGTGCACCGCATTGAGAGGTTTTCTGAGAGTTCTGGATCGGTGGAACGAAGGCGCGAACGTAGGTAGTCCCATACATAGGGGGTTGGATACTGTGTAATCTCATCAATAGCTATCCAATTGAATGCCTGCCCTTGATATCGAGTGACGTCTTTATCTTTGTCGAGATACGAGAACCATATGGTCGCGCCAGAGGGGAAGACCCACGTCGACTTACTTTCACGGAATACGGCACCGGGAAACGCTTTGGTATACAATTGTTTCGACTTTGATATGAGTTCAGTCAGTTCATCGAGAGTGCGGCGTAGAAGAAGCCCCCGATGGTTAGGGTTATGACAATACCGGAGAGGATCAGCAAGAAGAGCGAAACTTTTTCCGCCCCCGGCCGCTCCACCATACAAAACGTCCTGCTCTGGAGCACTGAGAAACTCCTCTTGAGGACCTGCATTAGGTTGAAATACAACATCTGATTCACCAATTAGCTCCTTTACGTGTGAAGGTAATTGGTCAACGTCACCCATGTCGATTACACGGGATTTTTGTCCTTGTAAGGCCGTTTCGACCTTTTTCGCGGCATTTTCACGCGCTCTTGCGCGTTGGACCTGCTTATTAGCCGCGGCCCGTTTGCGCTCCGCCTCTTTTTTCGACTTATTTATCGATGCTTGAGTCGCTCGACGCGCTTTTTCCGCAGTAGAGAGGTTATAACGGGCTTTCGGTGCATCGGGGTCCTTCTTTGGACGGCCCCGCTTGCGTTTTGGGGCTTCGGCGAGAGTTTCTTCACTCATTTATTCTTACGAGCCCTATTCCAGCGGGCTGTATAGCCTTCTGGGCTTCTTTCTGTAGCTACTTGAGATGAAAGAGCCTTAGATACAGCGATACCCTCATCAAAACTGTCGACTTTTACGTAGTCGCCTTTAGAAATAGCCATTTCTCTGGCTTGATCTAAGGGTAACGCCTTCAAATTGCCGTCAACTAGACGAACCGTAGGGAAAAGACCGATAACAGATTTTTTTTCATCCATATACTCTACGGCAGTACGCATAGTTTGCTTATCCAAAGTCGGTGTCATAGGATTCGAGGCACGTTTGTACCAATCCTTTTGCATAGCTTGTTGTGCAATTGTTAATTTATTCGGCATCTATCACTTTCTCTTGTTTCGGCGGGAGTAATACCACGCCATGTACTGCGGTGACATTGTGATGGACGGTATCCTGTTTTCCGAGTCCAACCCGATTGAGGAGACTTTCAGCGGCTTGTAGCCTGATGTTATCTCCACGTTCAATTTCAGGTGCGTCGATAGTCGCAACCAGTTTATTTGCCGCCTTGATTGCTCCTCCAGCGAGGATGTTGCGTGACCTGTCGATGATTTCATCGGCTAAACTTTCCTTTAAGTGACCAATTGAGCCCTTAGAGTAGCCCGCGGCCTCACATGCAAGGGAAAAGTTACCATTATTTTCAAACAATGCGTCGAGAAACTGACGTTGCTGATCGGATAACTCACGTTTCTTCCGTTGTTGGGGGAGGAGGTTCATGGTTTTACCACATATATGTGTTAGATATTTACGAAAAGAGTAATTATCCGTGGAAGATATTCCTATATCTGCCGCAAATCGGAGGTTAAAGTCCTAATTTTCGGAAAAAAGAAAGGGTACACTCGGATTGGTCGGGAGACTTGTCTCTTTGTTCGGTCTGCTTCTCTCTGCCAACACAGGCGTACACACATATTATGGTAACAAAACCCGTAGTGTGTCAAGAAAGGGAAAAAAATTTATGATATATGCTTTTGGGGGATTGACAAAAGCGAATCTGGACAGTATGATGGGACTGTAGCCCGCCGGGGTATATATATACATATCTCTCCTCGGTACATAGAGGGTTGCCCCCGCCGACAAGCCCGCTGGTATCCCCTGCCAGTGGGCTTTTTTATTCCGTTGGGGCCGCCGGCATGCCGCGGGCATACCTGTGGGGGCGGCATTCGTGAAACACTGCGTGAAACATATACCCCATTTCCAAAACCAAAAAAAATATGGGGACATTGCTAGCACTTGTACTGGGGGGTGGCGTGGCCCTTGCCCTCCCCTGATTCCATATTATTGTTTTCCAATCGATGATTACCAAGGACGACACGATTCTGACGGTATCCCTTCCGTACGCATGTATTTTTCCATTAGGTAAACTTCGCGCGTGCTCATGCGTGCCCGAATTACAGTGACAGGATGTCCGCAGGCATTCCAAAAAGACCCCCTCCCCCTACTCCCCAGTGGCGATTCTTTAAAAGTTGCGTTGTCGATGCCAATGGTGCACACACAATGGGACACCCCAAATAATACCCAAAGGTAGTACCGGCAATGCATTGCGTATTTTTCTAGCGGGCAAAAAAAGGCCCCATAAAGGGGCCATAAAAGGGCGCGGAGAGAATGCGCCCGAGGGAATGGTTATAACGTTTCTTCGGTGGTTCCAACCAAAGCGGCTGTCTCCATGCGGTTGACGATCCCTGCAAGGTTACGCGCAAACCGTACGCGATCCTCTGATACGTAGGTATCGATGTGGCCGGTCTCATCGTTGCGAGTGGCCCATCCAATCGTATCGAGAACACGCTTGAGTTCGTTAAGCTGTGCAGGCGTGAAGTTTAAGGTTGTTTCAGTTTTCATGGGATTCCCCTTTAAATGATCTTGAAATGTTTATTTTCGCTGACCCCATCGGCCAGTGATTGCAATGTAACAATACCGCGAGAAGTTTTCAACTGTGCGAGCCCATGGTGCCGGCAAACGTGCATCATTTGTTGGACGGTAAGCTCCTTCACACCGAGAAGCTTTGCGATGTGCTCCCGATGCATAACGCCGTAGTCGTTCAAGATCGCAAGCATGCGGTAATGACTCGAGAACACCCGACGATCTTGTCGAGGTTTTACCGCGTCAACATCACGGACAAGATCGACGGCCTGATCCTTGTTAGATACTGACTGGTCATAAAGTCCGTCCAGTTTCTCGACAAGGTCGCTGAGAAGCTCCTGCACTTTCTCGACGCGGTAGGTCGTCGCGTTTAGGTCGGTGCGTAGTGTAGTGAGGTCGGTAGTGAATTCTTCATGTGTTTTCATTGTGTGTAAATCCTATGTTATCCAACGAATTTGGCGATCACGATAAACAGAACGATCACCATTAAAAGTTTATAGAGTGCCGTAATGAATTCCGACATTATGCGGCCTGTTCCAATGCTAGCCAATGCGGTGACTCGAGCACCTGACGCACCTTGGCTTCGCGCTGTAGTCGGACGCGGTGCGGGTTGCTGTTTCCGCGAGAGGTCGACAATTCAGTGACTTTCCCGTCTTCGTTCTCCCGCTCCCACGTTTCGTCGACGTGTGTGGCCCAATGCGTTAAGGCATTGTATCCGGCCCACATGCTGTTCCCGAGTTCGCGCTGTTCCTCCTTAAAACGGTGGTTCAGGTAGTCAAGCAACCGGCCATTGACACGTGCGCTCTTATCGGTCGAGAGTTGCGCGGCCTCCCCTCCTTTCTTGCACACGGTGTTCTCGAGGATTTCAACCCACTGCGACGGGTGCAAGTCGATTGTCTTCCAGTTGTTCATCTGGTCACGGTGAGAATTGAACATGCCGAGACCGAGCGTAGACTTCGCGATCATGGCAGAGACCGACAAATTCGCGGTGTGCTTTCGTTTCTGGTGGTAAGCTTTCTGGCCGCCAAAAACGCAAGTATTTCGGCAGTAGTCGCGGTAAGCACCTGAGAACACCTGAAAGGCCCACGACATATCAACGCTGTTGATGATGTCAGCGCGAGCGGTGATCCCTTGTCCCTTCCCGTCGATATCGAACGTGAGGTCGTTGAAGTAAACAGCGCGAGTTGCGCGGCGGCCTTCGTCAAAGATCCGGTCGACTACCGTGAAATTGTCGTGCGGCAACGATGGATTATCCAGTATCGATTTTGCTTGCTCTAAGAATGCGAGCGAGTGGTCGACTAGCTTGTAAGATTTTGAGACCGGCGGCGACGCCAGTAGTTTTTGCGTGTTGCTGTTGCGGAGTGCGTAGTATCCCTCCACAAGATTTCGGTCGCGGTCGTAAATCGCTTCCTTTTGGACACTTCCGAGTTCACGGAAAAAGTCGACGTCGAGCGGATTGCTGTGCGTAAATTCAAGACCATCTTGAATACGTTGAGCGGTGCGCTCTGGGTTAACTGCTATGTTCATGACTAAAAGTCCTTTTGTTGTCCGGTCGGCCTATCCGATCCGGTGAGCCCATTATATACCGGAATAATGCCAGCCGATCAACTACCAAAGAAAAGAAATCAAAACGGCCACAGCGGCGGCGCGGAGCGCGAAGCGAGCGAAGCAAAAACCTCGCGCGCGCGGCTCCTCCCCTCCCAAATTACGGCCTACCCGTTCAATATTCGTATGTGCTAACCGGTCGCTGACAATTTCATTTAACCGGCGCATGACAATTTTCATCCGTGACCTCATCAATGCTGTTTAAAGATAATGTTTTTGTCGGGAGCATCCCAACATAAAGCACATGTTGTGCAAGCTTGCGTTTTGCCTTCCTGTTCCGGACACACTATACCGTCGTCTGACAATTTTTCACTGTTCGCACTAAAGGGCCCGCAAGTGTCGCTCCATCGTACTGCCCACCGTTCTGGAAACCCTACAAGGTTTGTCTGTAACTCATGGTAGATTTGCAGGTTATCGGATGGGGTAACGTGCGTGTATCCCCACACATA